TAATCACACAGGCATACTGTGGCTCACCTGTTACTGGATCAACAGTTCCACAGTCTTCAAAGAAAAATCCATCAGTGCCATCAAACATTCCAAACCTACGACGGATGCCAGTTGCTGGTGTTTGTAATCTAACAGCGAATGCTATACTTTGTGTTCGACCTGGAGTATAACGCTGAACGTTACGAGTTTGTCGTATAACCTTGGATCCCAGTTGATTGGTTACCTGCATACGCACTTGACTGAATGAAGTGTCAAATACTGCGGAAGCACCGTTGACTGCGCTCTCATCCCACACATCAGTTTCTTTACCATACTGGAATGTGTTGAAGAATAGAGTTTGTTGTGTCTGGACTTTTAGACGACCTTTGCTGTCTATGCTGGAACTAACTCCAGAACCTTCGCCTGAGCCTACTAGGTTAACGTTGGCACGAAGCACAGGTTGCCCAATAGCATTGTACTCCATAGCCTTATGCAGATTAAGAAGATTAGGCTCGTCCGCATGAATATAGTTTGTTGAGTTAGGGTTTCGAACGCCCATCTTATGGTCCAGTGGTCCATGGACGGCCTTGAACTAGTCCACCTGTGTTTGGATTTTCGTCTGGATCTACATCATTGTCGTTATAAGGATTAGGTAACTGTGTAATGTCGTAAGTTGCTCTAGCATTGCCGCTGGCAGCACGATCCAATGCAGATAAATCTAATTTTGCTATTTGTCTTAATTCTTTAGTAGCTAGCCTTGCAATTTTATTATGAATTCTTAACTGCGAACCTTCCACTATACCATAAGAACCTATAGTTTGTGCAGTATCTAATACTTGATTATTGAATACTAAATCAAACCAATCCGCTGAGTATGAAAAGTTAGTTTCCATGGCAGTTTTTAAATCACCAATAGTTCCTGCGGTGTCTACTGTTTGTAGATCATAAACTGCTGTGTTTAACAGGCTTTGAACTGTGATGTTTATTATAGCCATGTTTATCCCCTGTGCTGTAGGAATGGGTACATGCTAGGATGCTCTCCCCTAATATCGCTAGGGTGTTTAGGTCCGTTATGACCACCACCTGCTAAGGTTGTCACCGCATCAATATCTGCATACATCTCATCTGGTTCGTTGGCGTAGGTACTAGTATCGTTAAGATCTTTAGCCATTAGCCCTGCAATTTGTTGAAAACGACGTATTTGATCATCAGTTGTGTCTAGATCAATTTCTGCCTCAGGCTCTGCGCTGACTACTGCTATAGATTGAGGTTCTTGTGGTCCTTCAATTTGATCAATAAGATCTAGTACAGATTTTATAATTTCTTGTGCTCTCATAATGAATCCAATTTTACATATTTAGCATCTAGTAAAATAGTAGTCGCCATCTGGTCCGTTACTGCTAAACATGCCCATATTTGTAAAACCCTGCGATTCCATATACTCTACTACAGTTTGTTTAAGAGGTGCGCCTTTATTATATTCAACTTCTTGTAACTCTAAAATCACATGATCGCAGGATTTTAAGATTTCTACAGCACCTTTTAGAACATCTAATTCTGCGCCCTGTACATCCATTTTTATTAGATCAGGGTTTGGCAGTTTTTTTAGATTAACTACTGCATCTAAAGTTACTGTTTTATAGGTTCTACGATGACTTTCATTAAAATATTTTTCGGCTTCTGGATTTATCTCTATATTTTCTTTATAGTAACTGTTACCGCCAGGGTGATAAGTGTTTTGATAAAATTCTAATTCTTTACCTGTGCTATCACTGAGTAAACCTATATGATATAATAAGTTATTTTCTTTATACATGAATTCGCACTCTGGCATAGCTTCAAAAACCACATACTGTGCATTAGGCCATATGCGTTTAGCTTCATTGGTCCAATGCAGTACACAAGCACCAACATCATAGATTACTTTTGGTTGAATAGACAGTTGTTGAAGAAACTCAACATGTTTTTGTGGTATTAATCTTTGACTGCCTAATTCTTTTAATCTTGCTGAATGGTCAATTATTGATTCTGCTACAGGAACTTCTGGAATTAGATTAAAATTAGTTTGTCCTATATGACTGCACAATATACTAGTATCAGCCCAAATACTAAAACCTCTGTCTTTAGCTTTACGACAAAAATCTATGTCTTCACTGATTGTATGATTATGATCTAGTGCCGGATGATACATAAATTGTGGATATCCAATCGATCTAAACACTTCCGACTTGACTAGCACACATCCAAACCCGCAGGCTGCTATTTCCAGTGTCCCTCGATTTTGTATTTTATAGTAGGGTATATGACTTACCCCACCGGTACTATTATGTTCGTAAACTTCTAATATCTGTTCAGGTTTACGCTGTCTATATATGCCGGTTATTATATCTTTATCTTGAGATATCAGTTTTGCTAATGTGTCAGGAGCGAATGCCATATCTGCATCTACGGCCCAAAGATAATCGTATCCTTTGACTGCCCAATCTGCAATAAGATTACGAACTTGATCTACTCTATATCCATAGAAGTACTGAAATGTGGTTTGGTAACCCTCGGGTATTATCTGATCGTAGATGCTCTTGAATGTCTCTGGCTCTATGTTCCTGGCTGTGGGTATGGCTATTAGTATCTTTTTTTTTGACATCTCTGTTTTTCCTATTATTTCTCTTGCGGTTTTATTTTGTTCTTCTGCATTTACTTTATAATCATTTAATGGATTAATATCATTATAATTGTACACTATATCTTGTATGCAAGCAACTCTATCTGGATCAGCCTGTTCTATGAGAGCATAAAATACTGCGCCATCGCCACCTGCTCTATACCATTCTTCTTGATCATTTTTAAATTGATCATCTGTGCAATTGTCTATGAGGTATTTCTTAAATGTTCTTAAATGAGTATAAGGCAATATCCAGTTAAAATGATGCTGTCTATATGTTTTGCTTTGTTTTACCTCTTCAGGGTATGGTTGACTGATTAAGGGTATATTATCAACCATACTCCAACAACTACCATATGTAAATTCTAGATTATCACTGTATAACGTATTGTAGTATGATAAAATAGTGTTGTCGTTGACTAGACTATCGTCACCATCTAGAATCATTATAATGCTGTTCTGTTCTAATGTTCTAAACAATTCTACTTGATTACGCACAGCACCTAGATTTTGTTCATTAACAATTAATGTTATCTTATTTTGTATATGTTGTGGTAAACTATCAATAAATCTGTAGGCTACATCTACAGTATCATCTGTGCTGGCATCATCTATTAAGTAATGATGATAGTTGTCGTAATCTTGGCAAACTACACTTTCTATGCAACGTTCAATGTAGTTTCTATTATTATAGAAAGTGCTGACTATATTGATCTGCTGTTCTGTATTAGATTTATAGTTTTCTAACTCTACAACATTATGATAACGTCTGTTGTAAACTTTATGCACTCTACGATTTATTTTATTAACTTGACGATATTCTTCTAAACTAAGATATAGTCCACAGGTCTTATAGAAAAACTGTTTCCATTGTAGTGCTACTGTATCCCATCCTGCTATAGGCTTGACTACATTACAATAGTATTGTTTTTGTTGATGTAGATACCTGTTATGATAGGCCTGTACTGTTTGTTCAACAAATTTATCTACTTGTTCGGCACGATTAATATCTGTAAATAAAACATTTGGTTCTATAGCATAATCAATAAGATAGCAACTTCCTTCTAATGCTACTTCTTCTAATGCACCAAATCTACAAGTTATTACTGGTGTATTATAACATATACTTTCTAGTGTGCTAATGCCAAATGTTTCTGGAAATGCAGCAGGATATATCATAAAGTTAGCAGCAGCTAATCTATCTGCTATTTCACTCTGAGGAATGATGCCTGTGAATTCTATATCCAGTTGTGCATTTGCAGGGTCATTGGCCATTTGACGCCAATCTAACTCCTGTTGATCTGGTTGTCCATTCACTGTAAATCTATAGTAGCCGCCTATTACCGTAAGTTTAGCTTCGGGTAATCGTTGTTTGACTCTAGGCCAAATTTCTTTAACTAAGGGTATCATACCTTTAGTCACACTGGCGTTATAAACAAATCTGTTAGGATCTTTAGCTTTGATATCTACTTCTTGTTTGTGTAAGTATGCACCATTGCGTGTAATAAATGTTTTATTTTTTAATACTTCAAAGTTACGTCTACGTCCGTGATGGCAATTTAGTACATAGGTCAAGTGCCAATCACTAAGAGTAAAGATTGTGGTAATTTTATTTGCGGTTGCTAGTTCTTCTATGAGATTGTCGCCAAGACAAAATGTATCGTGCATCCATAGAATACGCTGTTTGGCCTTACTAAGAATACGTTCGTAGATCTTTTTATCAGCAAATGGTAGTGCTCTACTATCACCTACCTGTTGAAATTGGTTCTCAGTTAAAAAAGGTATAACAGTTCTGCTACTAATCACAATATCAAAATTGTAATCGTTAGACAGTGCTGATAAGGGTAAGTAGTTTACTCCGTCATACTGTCCTGGTGTCGCGTGATCAAGATTGCAGTTATTGAAAACAGTAACTTCAAAATTTAATTTGGCAAGTTCTTTACTGATGTATGTTACAGCACTTTCGGAACCACCAAGTCCTTGTTTAAAAACGGTTGAACCGTCGTAAGGTATACCAATTATATCTATGATAGCTAATTTCATGCTTTTATATATCGTTAAATCTTGAATTTGTATGTAGTTATGACAGGTTAAACAAACCAAGTAATGATTGAATACCTACTACCTGATAACACTGGCATCACTTCGTGCGGATACATAAAATTGCTTGGAAACATCAGCGCGGATCCCGCTGATGGTTTTATTTGTATATCACGATTAAAAAAAGCAAATTCGCCACCCTCGTAATCATCATTGAGAATAAAACTGCAACTGACCGTCCTTGGCCTTTGTAAAAAACTATCAACGTGCTCTCTATAAAAACAACCTTGGGAATACCTAAGCAAATCGTAGCCAGTGTCATTGCTGATTTCTAACTGTTTAAAATTTGATTTA